CAACGGATTTTCAACAGCTCATGCAGGACTACTGGACAAACGGCGGTTTGACATTGTACGGATCACTCAGCAACAAATTATAATGAAAACACCTACAGGAAGCCTCACCAGTGCATATTTATTAGCCCATAGTCAATTCATCGTCGTTGACCTTTACACGCTCTCAGTGGTCAATACAGCATGGGCAAGCGGCCTGTCCGTAACCTACACCAATTACTACTATTCCGGCTCAGATTACGATGTAGTAAATGGAGGACATACGTTCAAAGGCAACGATGCAATTTTCTCACGCGACGGATTAAAACAGACGATAGGGCTGGAAGTCGCAACGATGAACATCACGATCAATGCTACCGCATCGATGCTTGTTCTTGGAGTCCCATTCATGCAGGCGATAACTCAGGGAGTACTGGACGGGGCCTTGGTTAAGGTAGATCGCGCATTTCTCGACCTCAACACGGACCATTCTGTTATCGGGACGGTCAATTGGTTTACCGGGCACGTTGCCAAGGCTTCACCAAGCCGGAACGGAGCATCAATTACGATCAACTCTTTGACTGACCTACTGAACGTCAACGTTCCTCGAAACGTCTACCAGGCAGCTTGCCAGAATTCGCTTTATGATGGAGCTTGCACTTTATCGAGATCCTCATATTCCGTAGCAGGAACCGTAAGTACGATCACCGGCACGAGTCTCACAATTTCAGGGGCCGCGGCAAGCCAATCTGCGGGATACTGGACTCAGGGAGGTATAATCTTTACGTCTGGAGCGGCAAACGGTGAAGCAAGAACTGTAAAGTCATGGGTAGGTGGGGTTCTTACTCTTCTCAGTCCATTCCCTATATCTCCGGTAGCAGGCGACACGTTTATGATTTATGCGGGATGCGACAAACAGCTTACGACATGCCAGACAAAATTCAGTAATGGCGCGAATTTTAAAGGGCAACCGTTTGTGCCAATACCAGAAACGGTTGTATGAGAGAAAAAGTAATCCAGGAAGCAAGGACATGGTTATCGACACCTTACCATCACCACGCCGCCATCAAGGGGGTAGGAGTGGACTGCGCACAGATACTCATCGAAGTTTATGCCGCAGCCGGAGTTGTTGAGAAAGTTGATGTTGGAGACTACCCTCACGATTGGCATCTGCATCGAGCAGAGGAAAAGTATCTGTGGTGGATTAAAAAGTATTGCAGGAAAATAACTGTCCCGAAAATGGGGGATATAGCACTTTTCACTTTTGGCCGATGCGTCTCTCATGCTGCGATTATTGTCAATTGGCCGGGAGAGCTTATCCACTCATATATCAGACAAGGGGTTGTTCTTGCGGCTGCAGACGATGCGGAACTCAGGGGCAGGTTACATTCATTTTGGCGACCAAAAGGATTAAAGTAAATGGCTGGATTATTTGTTCATACGCCTTCAAGCAACTCTTCAGTGCAACCTGCAGCCCTCGGGCTGTCAGTTTCGACTTCTGTCTACGGTTTAACGCTCCCTGTGATTTATGGGGCAACAAGAGTGCCGGGCAATATGATATGGTACGGAGCGTTCACGGCCACACCACAGTATACTCAATCAAGCTCAGGGAAGGGCGGTGGCAGCCAAACGACTCAGACTGGGTATGGATATTCCGCTTCATTCATGCTTGGCCTTTGTGAAGGGCCAATCGTCAGCATCAATGCAGTATGGAATAATGGCGTCCTGGATACAACAGACACCTTCACCACATTCACGGGAGGTACAGCACAAGCCGCATGGGGATACCTGACAACACTGGATCCGACAAAAGCACTTGCCTATAGGAACATCTCCTATATCGCAGCCGCAAATTTCAATCTTGGCGGATCTCCCTCTCTTCCTCAACTCACTTTTGAGGTTTTTGGCCATGGATACGGCTCAAGCGTCACAGGCGTGCCGGACGTCGATCCAGTATTCATCATCACCGATTTATTAACCAATGCTCGGTACGGAGCGGGGTTTCCTTCCGCAAATATCGGCACATGGACAAGCTACAAGGCATATTGTATAGCAAACGGCCTGCTCTTTTCGCCATCGTACGACACATCCGCAACCGCAGCAAAAGCGATAACCGAACTACTGGCGCTGACGAATTCAGAAGCATATTTCAGCGAGGGATTGCTAAAGATAACGCCGTATGGAGACACCGCGATAACGGCGAACGGTTACACCTACACACCTAATGTCACGCCAATCTATGAGCTTGGAGACGATGCGTTTCTTGCAAGCGCATCAGACCCTGTGTTGATCGAAAGGGGATCACAGGCGGATGCTTATAACCAGATCGATATCGAGTGTCTCGACAGATCAAACAGTTACAACAAATCGTCTATAAGAGCAACCGATCAGGTTAATATTGACGTTTACGGACTTCGCGCGATGTCGAGTGTCACTGCTCATCAGATATGTAATACCAGTATCGCACAATCATGCGCGCAGCTTGTCTTGCAGCGTAATTTGTATATCAGAAATAAATATACCTTTACCCTTCCAATAAATTACATCTTGCTTGAGCCTACCGATTATGTAACGCTTGATGATTCGGCTCTCGGACTTGTGCAAACCCCTGTCAGGATTTTGACGATTGACGAAAGCGGAGACGAGTTATTGATCACGGCAGAAGACGCTCCTCCTGGTGTTGGCTCTCACGCGATCTATGGCACGCAGTCCGGGGGCGGGGGCGGTGTGAACAACCTTGTCCAGCCGGGCAACACGGGCACACCAAATATTTTTGTGCCTCCGAGCGTATTGACGGCGACAGGGCTTGAAGTCTGGATGGGAGCTTATGGAGTAACTCCATCGACATGGGGAGGTTGTGAAGTATGGGTGAGTTATGACAACGTAAGTTACGGATATGTTGGATCAATAGATTCTCCGGCAAGAATGGGAACGCTAACAGCGACACTTGCGACCGGAACCGATCCCGACACTACAAATACTCTGGCGGTCAATGTCCTGAGTGGTCAAGCGATGGGAAGCGCAACAACAGCAGAATGGAACAATTATGCGAGCCTTACGCTTGTTGATAGCGAATACATTGCATACCAGACAGCAACTCTCACATCAGCAAACCGATACAATCTCACAACGCTGCACCGCGGACTTTATGGGTCATTAATTGCCAGTCATACGTCAAGCGCGCCATTTGTTCGGGTTGATTCCGCAATATTCAAAATGCCGATCACGCCAGACAAGATCGGGCAAACGATCTACGTCAAACTGCCAGCTTATAATCAATTTGGATCGCAGTTGCAGCAGCTTTCAGTCTGCACCCCGACAACTTTCACGATAGGGATTAGTCAGGTTCCAACGCTTACAGGGATTGTGTTAACTCCTGTTTATGGGGGGTTTACCATAAAATACACGGCGCCGACACAAGCCGACTTTGGTGGGGTAAACGTCTACATGAGCACAACAAGCGGATTCACGCCCGGGAGTGGAAACCTTGTCTATTCAGGCCCTGACAGTTTAATCACCATAACAACCGACGCTGCAGATTCAGCGCTTGTTGCGGGCACTACCTATTATGTCCGGGTTGCAGGGTATACAAAAACAAGTAAGGCCAATATGAGCTACAGCGCAGAGTACAGCGTCGTGCCGATCATGGCTTCAAAAACCGCTGTTGCGTCGCTTTACCAGTGGTCAACAGCGACACCTCCAAACCCTTCAGGAACATCAACATTTACGTGGTCAACTTACGCAAGCTCGGCCTACACCGGAGCAGGCGGATGGTCGGTAACGGCTCCGGTGAACCCCGGGACGCCCGGTATACAGTTATGGATCGCAAGTAAAGTAGTCAGTGATAACGCTTCAGCGACGACAACGACCGTGAGCTGGGCATCTGGTTTTTCATTGCTTGTTGCTGGAGCAAACGGAGCAAACGGGGCAAGCGGGACAAGCGGGTATCAATCTGCAAGTCCTACTGTATATCAGTGGGCGGCGACAATTCCGGCTACACCAGCAGGATCTGCAACTTACACATGGTCAACCGGACTATTCGGAGCAGCGCCATCAGGATGGTCATTGACTGCAGGTACATCACCATATGCCGGATATACCTTGTGGGCTGCAAAGGTATCAATAACAGAAACCGCGACAGCGACAGCGACAACAACATCCTTCAACTGGACTTCATCATCCATCACATCGGTTGGATATGCTGGTACAAATGGAGCTTCAGGACTTAGCTACTACACCGCGGACGTTTTCAAGCAAGCGGCATCAGCTCCATCAGCACCGAATGGAGGGGTGTTCGACTTCACAAGCAACATCCTGACACCTCCATCGGGTTGGTCGGTCAGTGCACCATCCGTCACAACGACGCCAACATGGTATTGCCAATACACTTTTAACGGCACAGGAGTGGTCACGGCTACAACATGGAGTACGCCTGTAGAAGATGCCGTAGCCGGGGCCAATGGGTCGCAGATGTATACAGTCTGGCTTTATCAGCAGGCTACCACATCGCCCGTAGTCCCAAGCGGGACGATCACCTGCACTTTTGCAACAGGAGCGTTGAGCGGAGGGACGATGGGTAGCTGGAGCACGTCACATCCAGCGTCGAGCACGACGCCAGTGTACATGACGATGGCCACGTTTACGGGCACGGCTCCGGCGACAACAAGCTCTAATGGCATATGGAGTAGTCCTGTGATTGTTGCTCAGAATGGTACGTCGAACGGAAACCTCTGTTATAATTCTGCATTTGACAATGGGTTAGATGGGTGGGCATTAAATATATGTGACAGCGGTCGATCAGCACATTATTCTTCGGGAACTGATTTTTTAGCGTATTGGTATCCGGTTGGCGGCCATGCCGGATACATATATCAAAACGATCCAGTATCGTCAACCTGGACAGAGTTACTAAGCAACGTCATTCCAGTCTTAGCTGGAAATAATTATGAATATCAAGCAAAAACCGGCTCTCAAAGATGCACTTTAGGAGTATCCGTATTTGTCTATTGGTTTAATGCAATGGGTGCAAATATTAGTGCATCAACTCAATATTATAATAACAATGTAACTGCTGGCGGAACTACATTAGCAGAGTTTGGTATAATTGGAGGATTTGCGACTGCTCCTACCGGTGCCGTAACAGCAAGACTCGCGATAAGAAAATATGATACAATGAGCGGGCAGCCCAATAGCTTTCTGGCTGTAACGCAGGTATTATTTGCATCGGCGCCATCAGGACAAACCGTACTATCCAACTGGTCTCCAACGGCATCACGGGGCGTATCGGGGGCCTCTGGACAGCAAGGTGCGTCGTCCCTTGTCGCATATATGGCATCGGCAACGACGTCACCGGGGTCATCCCCAAATCCCGAAATTGATACAGGAAGCACTACCGTACCATCAAGCTATTGGGGTTTGAGTGGAACATGGGGAACCACCGTACCGACGTTAACAGCAGGGCAGTTCTTG